GCGCAAGATGCCCGATGACATTGAGCAATTTATCGAGAAATACGAGGAAGGACAAGACGCATGAAACCTGTTGAAACGCCTGTATGTTGTAAGCGCTGCGGGATGCCATTTGGTATCAAGTTGTATGACCGCACGATCATCATCAATGGGCTTATAATAAGCCAAATATCGGGAGCGTGCATGGAGTGTGGCACGGTGTTTCACTACTCCGTGAAGGATGATTTGATGGAGGTGATAGTCAAAAGAGCAATCGACCGCAAGCAAGCGCACGATAACGCCAAATAGGAGGGCGAACAATGCCATTAGACAACTTTGATGCCTGCACGTTCAGGGAACATGGACTGGCGCAGGATATTATCAAGAGGATCTACAATAAGGACATAGCGCAGAACAGCGCAAAAAAATATATGGCTGGTATCAGGATGCACCTGGACCATAAAAGCAAGTTAAAGGGTGAAGATCGACCCGTTTCCGAGATGGAAGAGGTGGTTGTGAAGCAGGACGGTTCACGCACTACGACCCGGATGCTGCTACTTTCAGAAGATGATCAGCAGGACCCGACCCGTATCATGCAACTTATGGGCTATGACCCGCTCCAGTGGGAATTGATAAGTTGCAAGTCAAGGCGTAATTACTGGGATACATCCATGAGGTTAAAAGACGAGGACGGTATCCCATTTATGGATAAATCCACGAATCACGCGTTCATGGTCACGCTGACCGTCAAGCCGATTCAACAGATGGTCACGGTTGATATTATCAAACATGCCATAGCTAACCTGGTTCCTGGCAAGTTGCCGAAATACGAGTATAAGCAGGGTGGCTGTATGTTGGAGCTGCCCATTCTTGACTTTCACTTTGGTAAGCTGGCATGGGAGCCGGAAACAGGAGAGGATTACGACCTGAAGATCGCAGAAAAGTTATACCGGGACACAATCCAGGATATTATCAGTAGGGTAAAAGCCTATGGTTTGAAAATTGAGCGCATTATCTATCCGATAGGGCAGGATTATTTTCATGTGGATAGCACGACCAATACCACCACCGCAGGAACGCAACTTGACGTTGATACCCGGTGGGAAAAGATGTATTGTAAGGGCATTGAGCTTCTTGTCTGGACAATCGAGCAATTACGGGCCATTGCGCCTGTTGAGTGTATGTATGTCGCAGGGAATCATGACAAGATGCTGAGCTATTGTGCTACGGTTACGCTACAGGCATATTACAGGAACGTTGAAGGAGTGAATGTCGACATATCGCCTACACCGCGAAAGTATGTGCGTTATGGTCGCTGTTTGATCGGATACTCACACGGAAAAGAGGAAGGCAAGCGGATCCAGTTCCTGATGCAAGTTGAGCAGCCGGAGGCATGGGGCGCGAGTGAATTCCGGGAATGGCATCTCGGAGATCTACACCATGAGCAGGCGGTCGAGAATGGCGGCGTTATCATTCGCAGGATAAGCGCCATTACTGCTACTGATGCCTGGCACGCAGAAAAGGGGTTCGTTGGCGCGATTCACAAGGCGCAAGCGTTTGTGTGGGATAGGGAATGCGGGAAACTGTTGACCATCGATTCGGTTATGAAAGTATGAGGAAAATAGGATGAAAGATTTATTAGGCGAACTGGTTGGTTCTGGAATTGTTGAATATGTGTATCGCAGGTACAGCATAGATATTCGAGAGGCAGATGGGCCGAGGATCTTTCGGAGTAACTATCACGCTAACAGCATTATTTTTCAGGACGGGAAAAATGTGCTTGAATTAACGTTGGATACGGTAATGGGAATTGACGGTAAGACATACAAGGTTGGATATTCTCCGCCGCATAAGTTCCTTGTTGTTTCCCAACCATTTATTCCATTGGAAAAGCTGAAAATTGGCGCCAATTCCCCCTTGACAGGTTGAGAAATGTAGTATAATTCATCAACTGAATATTGCAGCGATAGTCTGAGTTTGCTGCCAGACCTACTTCCCAAATCAGGGAGCTTGGTCTGGCAGTTTTTATTATGTGCTTAGGAGGCATAAATGGCAAATTTACTAAAGAGTAGGAAGTTTTGGATCACCGTTTTTGATGTTGTGGTATCAACTATCACCTTTTTCGGGAGCAAGTATTTATCACCGGATATTGCTGAAAATGTCCTGTGGCTGATTGCTGCCTGGCAACCGGTGATCGTCATGCTTATTGCAGGCATCGCTATTGAAGACGCGGCCGCAAAGGGCGCCGCACAGCTCATAGACGAGTAACATGGATTGGGGATCGATCATCGCCGCAGTCCTCGGTGCGCTTGGCGGTGGGTTTGGCGTTGCCATAATCACCTCTATTGCCAACAAGGGGAAATTAGAAGCTGAGGCGAAAAAGGTGTTGGAAGAAGCAAAGAAGGTTGCCGCTGAGACGGTCAAGGTCGCGGCGGAGTCTGCTGCGGTTGACCAGTCTGCCATAGATCATGCTTATGAGGGATTGGCAAATACAGCAAAGGTTCAGTCAGACACAACTAAAAACCTCGTTGAGTTATACGAGAAACGCATCGCAAACCTCTGTGAACGAGTTGAATCGCTGGAGCGCAAAGCTGACGCGCGGGAGGAATTTATCGACACACAGCAGAAAGAAATCATCGAACTACGTGGCATGGTCGATAAACTGACCGCAGAGAACGCTAAATTGCGTTCTGAGAACATCAACCTGACAAGGCGACTCCGTGATGTGGAAACGAAGTTGCGAGGCTTGACTGGACTGGTTGACCATGACGGATCTGAGTCCTGACATCCAGCACACTCTCGTTTCCTTGGTTGCCAAATACGCTGCTATTGATGCCAGGCTGAAAATGCTTGAAGACCGTGTATCTGTCATGGAAGATCGAACTATAAGCCACGAGTCCAGGTTGCAAGATATAGAAGAGGCAGATGAAGACGACAGCACCTCATGAGGATTCAACCGCGTGCCTCTACACCTGGAGTAGGTTATTGGTAAGGACTTATGTATTATGGCACAGTTAACCTGGCATAACGAGGTAAGGCGCATAAAGGACTTGATCCCTTATGTGGCTAATCCGCGTCAAATTACAGAGAAACAAGCTAAAGACCTGAAAAAGAGCCTGGATAAATTCGGACTTGCTGATCCATTGGTTATCAATACCGATAACACTATCATCGGCGGTCACCAGCGCAAGAAAATACTCGAAACGCTTATGGGCGTTGCCCCTGACTTTGAGGTGGATGTAAGAGTGCCTGACAGGGAATTGACCGTTGACGAATCACGGGAATTGAACGTAAGACTGAATAAGAACGTGGCAAGTTTTGACTTCGATATTCTGGCTAACAATTTTGAACTTGAGGATCTGAAGGAATGGGGATTTGAGGATAGCGATTTAGACCTCGATTTGTGGATGCCGGAACCGCCTGATGATGTCGAGCCACAGATTGACAAGGCAGAAGAACTCAGAGAAAAATGGGGAGTGGAGTTGGGTCAACTTTGGCAATTGGGTTCACACAAACTTATATGCGGTGATTGCACGGATAAGGTAGTGGTGGAGCGGGTGATGCAAGGGGAACGTGCTGATATGGTATTTACTGATCCACCATATGGAATGAACCTTGATGCTGATTTTAGTGACATGAAAGGGCTTGGGGTTGGGAATAAATACAACGATGTTATTGGGGATAACAAGGATTATGACCCTGCTCATATTTTTAGAGATTTTGGGTATTGCAAAGAAATTATATTATGGGGAGCAGATTATTACGCAGAAAGAATACCTAATAGGTTAAGTGGTTCTTGGTTCGTTTGGGACAAAATGGCTGGCGGAAATGGGGTTAATGATTCATACGATAAGATGTTTGGTTCTAACTTTGAATTATGTTGGAGTAAGGCAAAACACAAAAGAGCAATAGCAAGAATATTGTGGAAAGGAATATTCGGATTGAATCAAGAACCTGAGCGCAAGAGGTTTCATCCAACACAAAAGCCTGTTGTTCTATATGAGTGGTTTTTGGAAAAATTTAGTGACGCAGACAATGTTATCGCAGATTTGTTTTTGGGGTCTGGCTCATTGCTTATCGCCTGTGAACGGTTAGGTCGCAAATGTCGAGCGGTAGAAATATCACCAGCTTATGTGGCAGTGGCAATACAACGTTGGGTTGATGTGACAAACGGAGTGCCTGAACTAATCCCAGATATACAGGCAGTTATAGGCAATGGCAGCTAACGATACATCATTCAAGAAAGGCGATCCCCGAATCAATAGGAAGGGGCGACCGAAGGACTTCGACAAGTTGCGCGAACTTGCGAGGGCGATCAGTCATGAGGTTGCGACGACCAAAGATGGAAAGCAGATAATTGTCAATGACAAGATTGCTACGGTTGCTGAGGCTATTCTGCGACAATGGGCGCAAAGTAAGGACCCGCGCCTGCAGACCGCGTTCTTTGAGTACGCTTATGGCAAGCCACCTGCGAGGACTGAATTGACCGGCAAGGATGGCAGTCCAGTGAAATTAGAGGTTGAGTATGTCAACACCCCGTATCCTGTTGCCAACGTACCATCCGGCACAGGCGACAATAGCGCAGAATCTAAATAGGTTCAATGTGTTAGACTGTGGCAGGCGCTTTGGTAAGGATGTGATAGAAAGAAATTACGCCTGTGACGGGTTGCTTGCCGGTGAACCTGTTGCCTGGTATGAGCCAACTTTCAAGAGTCTCACGCCTAACTGGGATTGGTTCGTTGATACATTTGCTGTTGCACAAACAGATAAGAGCGAGGTTGAAAAACGCATTGAAATATCAACGGGTGGGTTTATTGAGATGTGGTCATTGCAAGACCCGGACGCATCACGTGGAAGGCATTATAAAAGGGTAGTCATAAACGAGGCTGCGTCAATACCAAAACTTGAATACTCATGGAACAATGTCATCCGTCTGACTCTTGCAGACTTACGCGGTGGGGCTACTTTTGGAAGTACGCCTCGTGGAAGGAATCATTTTTGGCAACTGTATCGGATGGGTGAAGATCCAAGACAAAAGGAATGGTCAAGCTGGCATTATACGACTTGGGATAATCCTTATATCCCACGTGAAGAGATCGAGGCGCTAAAGAACTCTGGCATACCGGAAATTACCTACAGACAAGAGGTAATGGCGGAGTTCGTTGATTCTGAAGGTGCGGTATTTAGGCGCGTTCAGGAAGCCGCGTGCCTTTGGGAATCCGAGCCACAGCCTAAGCGAAACTATGTCGCAGGCGTTGACGTGGCATCGAGCGTTGACTTCACGGTCGTGACCATCATGGATACTGAGAGCAAGGATATGGTATTTATGGACCGGTTCAACAGGGTGGATTACCCTGTGTTGATCGATCGTCTTGCTGCGATTTACAACCGCTGGCACCTGGACGGGATGGTTATTGAAGCGAACTCAATTGGTAGGCCGGTGTTAGATCACATGGCTGCGCGTGGATTGGCTGTTACGCCTTTTACAACGACCAGCGTGACCAAGCAGACCATCATCCAGGCGTTGCAGTCTGCATTTGAGAACGCGAACATCAGGATAATCAACGACCCGGTGTTGGTGGGCGAATTACTGTCATTTGAGAGCAAGCGGTCACCTTCAGGTTCGTTTCAATACAGTGCGCCGGACGGGATGCACGATGACTGCGTTATGTCATTGGCGATTGCGTGGGATGGTGTTACAAATTCGCGCAACGTGATCTTATTTGGCGCGTGAGGGAGTGTATATGGCAGAGACAATTAAATCAGTAAGGGAATTTCCAGAATGGTGGTCACGCCTATCTCAAGACGGAGTGCCGGACGAGGCAACCATCCTGTACCGTTCTGTGGCTTTATTCTACCGGGCGATCCAGCTAAGATGTGACGGGCTGTCATCTGTACCTGTTCGCATTGTGAAGGGAGCGGACACAGAGGTCGAGTGGCCATATCCTACGCCTTTGAAGCGGTTACTTTGGAAGTGGGAATCGAGCCTGTTATTATCCGGCGCTGCTTATGGAGAGATAGTCAAGAACAAAGCAGGGTTTCGCAAGAATGTGATTTATCGCAATCCTTTCGACATGAATGTCAAGTACGATGAAGGTATCTTGACATTGACACAAGGAACAACCGGCACTGTGTGGACGAATGACCTGACTAAAGGCAAGTACGAGATGCTTTATATGGCAGAGTTCGATCCATTGCAGGACATTCTACCTGGCGTTTCTGCGTCACAGGCTGCGAAAATGGATATCAAGTTACTCTATGCCCTGGCAAAGTTTCCTGAAGCGTACTTTGAGGGTGGTGCAATGCCTGTTACTTTGTTGGGTATTGATACCACAGATAAAAGCGAGATAAAACGGATTGAGACCTGGTTCCAGCGTTCAGCAACTGCGATAAAGAATGCGTTCAGGGTGTTGGGAATACGAGCGGGATCTATTAACGCAACCAACCTGACGCCACCTTTGAAAGACCTTGAGTTTGAGAACCTGAACAATATTGCGAGGCATAACATAGCGGTTGCATTCGGTATCAAGCAAACGCTCCTGGATAGTGAAGCTGCGAACTATGCCACTTCAGCAGAAGATCGCAAGGCGTTCTATGAGGATACGATCAAGCCGCGTTCTGAGCTTTATGTGGACGCGATAAACGAGCAGTTGTTAGCGCGTGACGGTTTGAAGCTGGAGTTTGACTTTGACGAAATGGACATATTCCAGGAAGACGAGCTTGAGCGCACAACGTCATTATCCAACCTTATAACAGCCACCGTTCCTTTGGAGCTTGCTTTAGATATGGCTGGTTATGAATTGACGGATGATCAGAAGGCGATGCTACCTGTGTCCGAGATCGAACCTAAAGCTGAGATAGAGGATGAGGATGACGAGCCGATGCTGGCAGAGATAAGGCGCTGGCAAAGAATGGCAGAGAAGCGCGTCAAGGAAGGCAAGGCAATTCGAGAGTTCACCAGTGAATTGATACCAGAATCCCTTTTAGGGGCTATTTCTGGGGCGCTGGTTGATGCAAAGACTGTAGATGATATAAAGTCCATATTTAGCAGTGTCGTTGAATGGCGGGGCTATCCATGACCTTAGAATGGAGTCTGTAAAATGCAGATAACGAACCGTGCGGAGATAGAGCGCAACCTGGCGCGCTTGATAGGCAGGCATCAACAGGCAGAGTTGCGAAAGTTGTTGAACCTGTTAGGTGATCCACCGCGCATTGAGAACGTACCGCCTGAATACTGGGAGAATGGCTGGCGATCATTGCAGACACAGATAGAGCCTGAATTGATAAACATTTACATGAACCAGGCTGAGGCGATGCTGGGAACTATCGGTGTTGGTGTAGATTGGACGCTTATCAATACCACGGCTGCGAACTGGGCAAGCACCTACACCTTTGACCTGGTACGCAGACTGACAGAAACGACCAGGCTGGGACTTCAGCAAACCATCCCACGGTTCTATGCTGATGGTTGGAACTTGGGTCAATTGCGCACTACGTTGAGCAGATGGTTCAGTCCTATCCGGGCTGAGTCAATAGCTATTACAGAGACGACAAGGGCTGCGGTGGAAGGTGAAAAGGCGCTGGTTGATCTATTGCAGAAGGAAAGTGGACTTGAGATGATACCGATATGGCAGACAAACATGGACGAGCGAGTGTGTCCTTTGTGCGGTCCGAGACATGGAAGGCCGATAACGGATGGCAAGTTTCCACCTATCCATCCACGTGATCGGTGCTGGGTAACTTATGAGTTCAGGAAGGGGCTGGTATGACCATCCGAGTAGAAGGAGCTGACGAGTTGATACGCAAGTTGGTCAAGATAGAGCAGATGCGGTATGTCAAGGCATCGGTTCAGTTAGCGGCTACGTTCCTGAAAGGCAAAATAGCATCATACCCACCTGTCAGGCGCGGTCCTAACACGCAACTTCAGGGTAACAGCGAAAAGGCTAAAGCAATGCGCAGGGGCTTTTTCTACCACCTGAAGCGCGGGGATATTCAAGTGCCTTATATTCGGGGCGCAAGTAAGAACTCTGAAAAGCTGGGACAATCCTGGACTGTGAGACGGGAGGCAGGCGGGTTCAATGCGGTTATTGGTACTAACGTGTCATATGCGCCGTTGGTACAGGATAGAGACGAGCAGGCTACTTATCATCAATGGACTGGCTGGATCACGACCTATGGGGTTGAGCATTTATACGGTCAACAGGCAATAAACTTTGTTAGGGAAGGACTTATACGGGAGGTGAACAATGGATAAACTGTGTTTGAAGATCCATTTACCGGATGGTGAAATACCAGAGCGCGAGGTGATTGACGAAACCAAACGCCTAAAAGCGGACGGTGATTATATTGACGTTGGATGGCGCGTGTTGGGCGTTCCCTTTGGCGGACCTGTACAGGGGCGAGACCTTGACGGTGAAGCGTTTCACGACAACACTGACATCTGGATAAAAACAGGTGATCAGGTGAACATGACTTATTATCACGGTTATGGTCCTGATGACAAGACAGAAAGGCAAGCAATCCCGGTATTGATCGGGCGTGCTACTTATATGGGGCGAGACGAGCGCGGGCACTGGTTTGAGCCTGCTCTTGACATGGAAGAACCTTTGGTACAGCGATTGGTCATGGCTGGGGTGGATAATGTCAAGGCGTCGAGCGGGGCGGTCAATCACCTGGTGCGAAAAAGCACTGCTGGTTTGATCGATGTGTGGCCAGTGGGTGAACTGGCGTTATTTGATGTAAACGATTGGAGACAGCCTGCGAATGACTTCGCAGTTGTTGAGACCATGAAGGCTAAACCGGAGGCAATCACAGAGGCTGGAAACAGCGTGGTTGCGGTAGAAGCCAAGAGTGAGTCTGTTGATCCGGTTAGTGACGAGCTAACCATAAAAACTATTAGTAATGAGTTATCTGAGGAGGTAACTATCATGGAAGACGAAACAAAAGAAACACCTGTCATTGAGACAGAGAAGATCGATTATTCAGAACTTAAGAAATCGATCATCGAAGAGTTGAAGGCAGAGCAGGGCGATGTAAAAGGCGCTCCTACCGTAAAAGCACCGGCTGTAATTTCCAGTGTAGGTGAAAAAGATCAGATGAAGGCGTTTTTGAGCTACCTGCGAACGGGTCAGGAGAACGCTACGATGCGCGGACTGAAGGCGTCAAACGATACCGACATGAACATCGGTACTGCTGAAGACGGTCAATACCTGGTTCCAACCGGGCATTACCAGAATGTCATTGCACGGCGTGACGAATCGCTCCTGGCTACAAAGCTGGGTGTGACTGAGATCCCTGGTATCGGCACAACCGTTAATGTTCCTTATGACAATGAGGCAGACGGTGAGTTTGTGGTTGCCACAGAAACAGCCGAGTTTGATGATGATGCTCCTGCTACCGGGCGCAAGCAGTTGACTTTCGCCAAGTATGCCAAGATCATCCGCATCTCGCATGAACTACTGCGGGATGAGGACTCCCGGCTTGAGCCTTTCCTGGCTAACTGGGTAGGTCGGGGCATGGCTAAGACCGAGAATGACCTGTTGATCACTGAAGTTGAGAGCTATGGTACGTCACTGAAGACTTTCGCATCCGCCACTGCTGTTGCAGTTGGTGAAATGGAAGCTATGGTTTTTGGTGCCGACATGGTTTCATACATTGACAGCCCAAGCACGAATTGGGTAATGAGCGGTCCTTCTTATGCCAAAATCGCAAGTTTGACTGGCAACCCGCGCTCCTATGTTGAGACTCCGCAAGGCAAGTTCGCGGTATCTCTTATGGGATTTCCCGTTCACTTCAGCAATAAAGCTGATACCATCGCCGCAAGCAAGAAATCAATCTTCTTCGGTGACTGGTCACAGGTCGGCGTTCGTCACGGTGCAGGGTTGCAGTTGATCCGCGATCCTTACACCCGCGGACGCTATGGGCAAATTGAACTGATTTATCTGTTCGATGTGGTTTATGGAGTATTGAACTCTGAGGCCATCGGATACGGCGTACATCCGTCAGCATAAGGTTGACTGAATGAAAAGAGTCGCTGCTGTTATTACTAATTACAACATGCCGGAGAGGACTGATGCGCTGGTTGAATATATCCAGGCGCACGTGAAGTCACCTTTGGATGTGGTGGTGGTGGATAACGGCAGCAACTTGACCGAGCCTTCTAAATACACGACTGTATTTTTGAAGGAAAACAAGCAAACGACCGGAGGGTGGTTAGCAGGGCTTAAATCATTATCACGAACCTACTTTGCGTATTGGTTCCTGATAACTTCGACCGAGTTTACGGTCTTATCAAAAGACCCTCTGACCCCTATGGTTCGCAAGCTGATAGACGACAAGGGTGCGGTTGGTGTGCATAACGCTCTCACTGAAGACAGCACTACCGCGTGGAAACACTTATTGACGCGGGGCGGTACAGGTTGCAGGCGGACATGGATGATAGATAATATTAGCAGCCTGTACCGTGCCCAGTGGTTTGACAGTATTGGCAGGTTCGACCCTCGCTTTACTTATGGATGGGGCATTGACCTTGAAACGTGCCAAAAAGCACGAGAGCAGGGTAGAAGCCTTTGGATCTGTGAAGATGCGTTGGTCAAGAAAGTGACCGACATTGGCTATGCAATGGAGCGCATGAATATGGGAGCGGAGGATAGGCGCAGACTTGCTGGAGAAAACATGGCAGAGGTTATGACATTGAAACATGGTACTGACTGGAATTATAAAATGCGTGGCGCTGGTGTAATGGAGAGTTGGAAGTGACAATACAAGAGCGCATTAACAAAAGTATTATTGGAAGGCTGGCTATATTTGGGGATGAAGAGTCAGACCTGCTTTATTATTGCACTGCGATTGAAGGCAATCATTTAGAGATCGGTTGCTTATGGGGTGGTACTGCCATATTCGTGGCACTGGCTAAGGGCATGGAGAATGTACTTGGTGACGTTTACACCATTGACTCAATGGACACTGATTTTTGGATAAACGGTGATCCGGCTGTTGGGCTTGAGGTACCAACACTTGAAAAGGTGTATAAGAACCTGGATAAATTTGAGGTAAGGGACAGAGTGCATGTTATCAGGGCAAAGTCCGCTCCGTTGCCTATTCCTGGCTGTTGGGAGTTCTCTTCAGCATTGATTGATGGTGGACATAGTTACCAGGCTTGTTACCAGGACTGGCTAAACGTGAAGGCGCATAAACCAAAGTATGTACTATTCCACGATTACGATAGCGGACATCCTGGAGTTCAGCAAGCGGTGGATAAGGTTAAGGAAAGTGAGCGAGAGTATGAATTGTTTGAGCAGGCTGGCACAATGGTTGCGTTAAGGCGCAAAGATGCCTAAACCAACTGTGACCGTTATTGTACCAACTTATAACAGGCGTGAGATGCTTGATAGAGCCTTGCGTTCTATTGCCGCTCAAACATTCCAGGATTATGAGATCATCGTGATAAACGATGGCGGGTGCGATGTGGCGGATATTCTTGAAAAGTACGAGAACGTCTATTACATCAAACAGCCTAAGAACAGGGGCTTATCTGCGGCAAGGAACGCCGGATTAAAAGCTGCGAGGGGCAAGTATATAGCATTCCTGGATGATGATGATGTGCTGTTACCTATGCACTTTCGGGTGTTGGTGGATAAGTTAGAGGCTGGAGCGCGGGCTGCTTATACTGACGCTTATTGGTGGATAAACGAAAAGAGGTATGAAAAGCGGTTATCTCTTGATTACAGCCGAAAGGAACTGCTGAAGCACAATCTATTCCCTGTCATGTGCGTAATGGTACGGGCGGACATTATAAAGTCTTATCGGTTCGACACTCACTTGAAAAGTCATGAGGATTATGACATGTGGCTTATGCTGTCAAACGAGTTAGATTTTGTGCATGTTCCTATGATGACTGCCTTATACAGCAAGCGCGATAATAGTGACCAGATGAGCAATCTTGGCAACCATATAGATTATTTTCGCCTGGTAAGAGAAAGGCATAATCGATGACAAAGATTCTGCTCTTTATGCCAACCTACGAACTGGAAGATGAGATCAAGGCGTTCCCGGCTGCTATGGACTCATTCGCAGACCTAAAAGCGCCTGAAGGGGTACAAGTTGACCGATTGATCGGGCTTGACAATCCTTATGGTCGGGTTGGCAAGCATCAGAACACTTTGCACCAGTACCAGGTGATCAGGAAAAAGGTATTGGATCTGAATTACGATGCGCTGGTTACATTCGAGCATGACATGCTCGTACCTGAAGACGGACTGATAAAGCTATGGGCTACGAGCGCTCAGATAGTCTATGGGCTTTACATGCTCAGGCATGGTGCTTATTGCGTAAATGCGTTTAAGTACATAGAAGATAGCCCTAATATGCACAAGTCATTGACCTACTTGCCGAGAGAATATGAGAAGGCAATACAGCAGGGTTGGGCGCGGGTAACAGGGGTTGGCATGGGATTTACGCTTTTCAGGCGAGGGATACTTGAGAAGTTTGATTTTAGACCTTCCGGCAATTCATTCCCGCCGGATTGGGCGATAGCAGTTGATAGTACCAAAGCGGGCATAAAGCAAATATGCCGGTTTGATGTGCGATGTGGACATATTGAGACCAACGGGGTCGCGGTTTATCCACAGCGCAAAGGAGATGAGGTAATGGTTAAGTGTAAGATTTTGAAGCAGTTTGTATCAGGGGACATCTATTTACCAGGTCAGGTCGTTGACATTCCACTGGAAAAGGTTCAGGAGTTCGTGCGGGCTGGCTATTTGTACATCATAGAAGAGCCTGACATGCCGGCTATAAAGATCGTCAACAAGCCCGACAAGAAAAGTACATTGGCGGTGAAGAATGGGTTACGCAACACTAAGTGAATTAAAGAGTTATCTGGGGATAGACGTTACCACAGATGATTTCTTGTTGGCGCAGTTCCTGGAATTGGCGCAAGGGGTCATTGACGGTTATTGTGGGCGTACATTCGAGGCGGTCACTGCTACCAAGTATTTCACTTCTGGTGACGTAGATGGTAGATTCTTGCTTCTGTGGGGCGAAGACCTGTTGACCGTTACCACATTAACAAATGGGGATGGTGTGGCAATATCTTCAGCAAACTATCGCCTTGAGCCAAGAAACGAGACAAGGAAATATGGCATTCGCCTGGATAACGATACCGACTGGGAGTTCACTGATACTGACTCTGAGATTGCGGTTGCCGGTACTTGGGGCTGGAGTATAAGCGCTCCTGGAGACATCAAACATGCTTGCATCCGGCTTGCTGCGTTTATGTACAGACAAAAGGATACCAGCTCGGATATTGACCGGGCACTGGTGACGGGAGATGGTGTGACCATTATGCCGTCAAGCATTCCTGCTGATGTCAAGGCAATCCTGTCAACTTACAGGCGGAGGATAGGATGAGTGCAAGCCATATAAGCGAAATCTACGCGGCGATAAAAGCGGTGACGGTCACAACGGCTTCGGGTATCACTCCGACCGCTTATGATCTTGACGCACTACCTGAAAACGTTGTCACTGCTCACTTGCCTTGCCGGTTGATGCTGCCATTATCGCCCGCTCCTGTAGGTGGAAGGGATGCAGAGTATATTGCTATTGGGACTGGCATGACCGTGATTTGGCAGTTGAATGACCTGATGTTATGGCAGGCTTCGGAGCAGGGATTGGGCTTGAGACAGTTTGCGCCTGAACTTGTTGATTATTGTGGGAAATACCTGGATGCCATGCGAGCCAAGAGATGCGTTTACAACAACGATGACAGCCTGGAGGGGATAAGTATGACTCCAGGAGAGTACGAGTGGCCGCGTGGGACGGGTAGATTTTATGCTGGTGTTTTATGTCAGTTGACTATCAAGGAGGTAGTACATGGCTAAATTAATTTACAACCCTCTGGCTGGGATCCTGATCGGAATACCAGCGAGAGACTTAACGGAACTTGAGTGGATGAAATATCCACAATCACTCAGGGAAGCAGCCCTTGAATTGGGCTTATTCGAGCATGAAAAATTGACCAAGACGGTCGAGAAAGAGGTAAAAAATGCTAAACGCTCATAATGTTTTACAACGGGCAGCGCAGAGTTACGGATTCGGCACCGCTAATTCTACTGCCACAGCCAAGTTACAGAACGTATCATCGTTCAAGCTAAACCCTGATCTTGTGACCAGGGCTATTCAACAGTTGCGCGGGTCTTTAGCTCCTACGCACAATACCGCGCTTGACTTCTACAAGTCAAATGCGACATTTGAAGTTTCAGATGAAACAGTGGAAGACATCAACTATTGGCTTGATTCCCTGTTTACTCCTGATACATCCATAACCGGCGGTGGTCCTTATACCAGGGATTATGCCGCTCCGTTGACTGCTGCAGCTGAACCTACTTTCATGACCTTGCAATGGGGTCAAACTGGCAGTGTTCAGCAAATGCAGGATGCATCCATAGCGACATTGACCATATCGGGTAATTCACAGAGTTCAGGCGTTGCGGTTGGTGGATCAATAATCGGTGGGAAAGTTGTACCGGGTACGCTGGCTGTATTAGCAGACCGCACTTCTCCAGTTCAAACAAGACTGAATGGGTGTACTGCTACAGTTGCCATTGATGCGTGGGATGGTACGATGGGCGCAACTGTTATTGCAAATAGCGCGTTCGCTTACGAATTGACCATCAATGCCAACCGGGAATACATGGGTTATCTTGGGGATTGTGAACCTGCTTCTTGGGCGGACAAGCCCTGGAGCGGTCAACTGAAGTTGTCCCTGGAGTTGAACACCACAACGGATGATTACCTGGCTGCGATCTTAGCTGCGACCAATACCATCCTGAAAAAGCAGATCGAGATAGTTTACTCTTCAGGTGCTACTACGACCTTGCGGAAAATGTCATTGCAATTCGCAGGACATGCCATGCAAGCGCCGGCGCTGTTTGAAGATCGGAATGGTGTGACAACCTTTGACCTGGTATTCGATGGGGTATATAACCCCACTTTCGCAAACTGGCTGAAGATCCAGAACATCAGTGCTATTAACGAGTTGGTGTAAGCATGGAAAAGACACACACAAAGCTGGGAAAATGTGTGATTGCCGAGATCACACAGAAACAGCTTGAGGATTGGTCAAAGGAAATGAAGGGTAAGAGTGACGAGCCATTGCAGGTATGGAGAGGTGATGGTATAAGGGCGGCTATAAGGTTGGGCATGATCTTAGAGCCTAAGGGGATCGATGTTGACACCTCTACGCCCGCACTCATTATTTGGTTGGATCAATGTATGGCTGAGGCTATACAGGAGGCAACCACGCTTGACCCTTTATCCTGATCGCCGCCGCAGAAATGGCGGAACGGGAAGACGATGACAAAGTACATAGTGAAGCCTATGCAGAAATGATGCACCTGTTGGAACTTGGCATGGATTGTGAGCGATACAAGGCGCTGCCGGTTGGCGGGGGAATGAGAGACCAGCCGGCAGGGTTGATGCGCAAGATCAGGCGCGTTCTGAATGTATTTAATGCGTTCAGGGAATATGAAACGCGGGGCAAGAAGGCTGGCGAAATGGCTAAGTGGAAACAGGACAACCCGGAATGCGTGGCGATCATGGACGAAATAAACGAACTGAGGGCAGAACATGGCAGGTGACTCAAGATTACAGATAGTCGTTGAGACTTTGAACATGGCGTCCGGCGAGCTAAAGAAGCTGCAGCAGGACATAAAAGGCGTTGAGACATCCAGCAAAACCGCAAGCACTGGCACCAAAAGCCTGAAAGAAGGGTTTCATGGTTTGAAAATGTCTTCTGTGGCGGTTATGGCTGCCGTTGTTGGCGTTGCTAAAGCCATTGACCAATTCTATAAAGCTGCAAAAGAAGGCGCTCAACTGGAATATACCGCGAGCAAGTTTGACAACCTGGCACGGTCTATTGGCACGGTATCAGACGCGCTCATGGGTGATCTAAGGACTGCCACAAAGGGCACGGTGGCGGACTCGCAGTTGATGGCAAGCGCAACCGACTTCATGGCGTTGGGACTGGCAAAGTCACATGATGAAGTTGTCAGACTGGCAACTGTAGCTGGTGCGCTCAATATGAACATGAACCAGTTGGTGTTGACCTTGACGAACCAGACCACTATGAGGTTTGATGCGCTGGGAGTGAGCGTTGACGGGTTCGATGCCAAAGTTGAAAAGCTAAAGAAGACCGGGCTAAGTGCTGGGGATGCGTTCAAAGAAGCGTTTCTACAGCAAGCAGAACAGCAGATCTCCGTGGTGGGTAATGCGGCTGACGCTGCTATTGGTGACTTTGCGAGAATGGAAGCCTCACAGAAAAACTACTTTGACGAGATGAAAAGGCAGTTGGTAGAGGCTGGCGGATGGTGGGCAAACTTCTGGGAAAACGCGTTTAACAATGCTAATACCGTGCTGGTGTTTAATGACCTTATCGAGAAGGCGAAGGACTATGGTATAAACACAGACGATTTGATGCGGGACGTGACTGTCTCGGGCAATATAAACCCGACTGCGTTCCAAATAGAAAAATACCAACCAGAAATTAACGCATTGGCAGAACAAGTCAAAGCAATGGAAGCAGCAAATGAGATGCGTAAGCGTGGCACTAATGCCAACTATGAAAATGCAGCTAGCCTTGCTCACTTGTACGCGAAAACGGTGGAATTGACAGACGCGCAAAAAGCGGTCAATGATGTGGTAAGTATCAAGAGCAATTATAAGAGCATTATCGACCTGGCTTATGCCTATTCAGATACACTAAAAGAGATAGACGAAAAGAAACTGGAGCGGGACAAACTAATTAAAGCTGGGTGGTGGGATCAAGGCAAGGCTGTCAAGGCACTCGATGCTGATATTGAAGAGCTTGAGCAGTCCATGTCAGACATGGCTAACCAAATGACCCTCGATATGTTTCAGGCAACCATTGCCATTGGGGGGGTGACAACAGGCGAACTTCAGGCTTATATGGACATGGCTATTGGTATGGGGCTTATGTCAGAGGAAGGGGCGCAAGCTGCCATTGATGCCTACACAACCGCGCTGGATACCATCAATGGTATGAAACTGGATGATAAGACAAGTAATATCAATATGGATGCCTCTCAGGTTTGGGAGACCTTTAACCTGATCGATCAAATGATGCTGGCAAGACAAAATGGTACAATTGACCTGTGGGTAAAATACCATAATACGGGAGTAGGTTGGGATGATACCTACGAAGCGGCTGGTGGCAATGTCAACCAGGGACATCCTTATATGTGGCAGGAATACGGGTACAGGGGCGAGAGGTTTGTACCTTCACGGGACGGATATGTACTTTCAAGGTCTGATGCTGCGAGGGCGGTATCAGAAGGCAAGGCTAAGAAGGAAGACAAGGACGAGAATAAAAGCGGTATCACTATCAATGTGAGTGAATTGGTGGTAAGGGAAGATGCCGATATTGAGAGAATAGCGGTCGAACTATACCGGAGGATGCGATAAATGGCACATATTATTCAGTTTATTCACGGTTCGACAACTATTGACGTAAGCGCTGGCGATTATGGGGTGCTGGATTTTAGCCCACGAGCGGGCATGATAAACCAGGAAACAGTCCAGGATAGCATGAAAGTCTATGTCACTGGCTCTGATGCTGATGACCTGCAGACCAACTTGCAGTCATTGGTTCATGCTTTAGAAGTGGCTAACAGAAGGAAAAACGTACAGGCGGGCGATAGATTGTGGTTGCATATCACCCCTTATGGATATGATAATGCTTATCGAACCGAGATACTGGAAGGCACTATTGACCTGCCTGATGATGCTTTACAGGGGCGTTGGGCTAACCTGGCTATTGATGTTACGGTTAATTTTGTGCGTAAGAACTTCTGGGAGGACACGGCGGA